CGGAGTTGCCTATAATAATGGTACCGTAATTAATGAGGGTGCCTTTAATTGTTATCACACCAACAAATGTGACAGTTTTATCTTGAGGAATAGTTAAAGTTTGACAAGGACTAATTGTTGCATCATTAATTATAATCCATTGCCCACCATAATTTTGTGCATAATCACCAAATTGGCACGAGGGGCATGTTGTTGTTGTTGTCGTCGGGGGTAGCGCGAGTGTAGGTTTAGGAGTAAATGTTCCTACACCTCCTCCGGTCCGGTTAGGTCTACTTGAAGACTTTTGGTTTGTTTTTGAAAATCCCATGTACATTGGGTTCGCAGGTGGTTTATATTTAGACGACGGCATATTTTAACTGTTATAATTTAACGCAATATAAAATTATATTCTAATAAAATAATTTTATTTACCATATTGACCTATCTTGCATACATGAGCCCGCAATTTCCGCCCACAAATGTAAGCATATTGAATCTCTCCTCAAAAACCGTCAAGTTATAGTTATAGTCGTAGATTCTCCACGTCGGCTTATTCACACCAATCGGAAAATTGGTTTCCGGGTCACAAATTGTCAAGAAATTCGCGCTCGGGTCCAGCGGCGGATAAAATGTAGTAAATTCGAGCTCAATCGTCGAAAACTTGCTTGCATTTATCGCCCCCGATGGCTGAAAATCAGTTGGCTCTGTATCCAGGCAAAAGTTGTAACAATATAAACCATCAGGTGCAGAACCGCGACTGCTTGTATATTTTTCGAGGTAGTTATAAATTCCTGCATCTAGAACATTCTCTCTGTATTTTCCGTCTAATAAAATGCCACAATTCAACAAGATGTCTTTTTGGTTTTCGACGCTAAATGACTGCGTGATAAAAAGACCGGTGGGTTCATTCAATGCGGGGTTCCAGCCGGGACCATAATTTCCTTCTATCAAGGGATCGTTGCACGGCGGCGGGTTCCAATCCAGAGGTTGATCGTTTGACGTTGGAATACACCCGCTTGATGCGGGGTCGCATTGTCCCATGGGGGCGGGAACGATTCCGACCGGTTTATAATCATAAGCCCAATTTGTATAATTACTCCATTCATTTCTCAAATACGCGTCACTCCGTTGGAAATAAAACATCCAGCTACTTACCATTCCGAGAGTGCTTTGCAGCCACACGCGACGACTTCCGGTTACATTTTCATAGTTCCACTCATATACCGATTTAATGAGATATTGTTGCGGCATGGATGCAAATTGTTTTGCTTCGTCTGCAGAAAGAAACCCGTAAGTTGACATGAGATGAACGTCGGCATTCCAGTCACCTCGAGTTGAATTTCCATAATTCAATTCAATGTTGGGAGGGGGTTGATTAAATCGATAAAATTGTTGTAAACTATCGTTAAAATTGGGCTGAATATAATTTGGAGTTGTGTATTCGGGAAAATATGATGGCACCGTGTTTTCATTCGTGTTTGGATTCGAAACGTCTCGAATGACAAATAGCTCTCTTATGGGGCGAAGCGTGATGTCAATTTGAAGCGTGTTATACTGCAGAGCAACTAGCGGAAATGCCATTTTGCTGCTCATGGTAAACCATGCATTTATGGGGATGTAGAGGTTTCTAAATCGTATAGACGGCTCGATTCCGGCTGGATCATTGGTATAATTGTAAAATGCATTGGGATAGTGCCCTTTATTTGTCCCCGAATATGCGGGGTTATTTAGTTCTGGTATATTTCCGGTCATTCGGTTATAGAGATCACGCTCCGTCCCGTTGAAATTTCTTTGAACGAGAGCCAGCAAATAGCCGCCCGTAATTTTTTGAAGCGTTTGTCCTCCAACTGAAATTGTAATGTCTTTAATCAATTGCGTTCCCACATTTTCGATCCATTTGAATTCGTACGGAGTCCAAGACTCGCCGCACGCTTGGGGTGGTAAAATCGGACTCCAAATGTTCGGCAATGTGACAACAAGGTACGTGTCCATGAGCAGTTCAGCATAACGGGGAATATAAAATGTAAATTTAGAATCTTCAGACATTCTCAGATTTTTTTGACCGTCGAAATCAATTCTAAATTTTTGTAGTCCAAAATTTGTATATTTTGCATATGTTGTTTTAAAAAAGGTCTTTTTGGGATTTGAATTTAATATAACATTCTGATTTCCATATGCTACCAGATTTAATAAACCTCCTGCCATTCGAGTTTGTTATTAATTGTGTTGATATAAACTATATATATAAGATTCTTAATTCTAAATAATTATAATTAAAAACAATTTATTTATCATAATTATGATAATTAACATAATTAAATTATATATACAAAATATAAGCTTTAGACTATCTATTTAATCGAATCGAATATGAGTGAAGAAGGAGGAACGGTGTCGGATGGATTTAAGGATGTTGGCGATCAATTAAAGGCACAAACGTTGCGTTTTAAGTCAATGCTATCACAAGTGCCAAATACCGTAATGGTGCATGTTATTGGCTGCACGTTGATTATTTTTATAATGGCGTGCATGGCATATTATGTATATTACAAATACACGCTTCTACCGAAAAGTTGTAAAAAATTGAATGCAAAAAAGCCGGCAAAATTAAATTCTTCTTGGTTAACAACTTCTTCGGCATCCCCGTCTTCCAGATATTTGCTGAGAGACTATTATGCTAAAACTGCCTATAATTGTTGTTCAACGGGTAATTTTTCAAATGATTATGTGAGCACTTGCGCATTAAAGCATGCGCTAAAAATGGGATGCAGGTGTTTAGATTTTGAGGTTTATGGGTATAAAGGTCAGCCCATTATTTCCACATCTATCGTTGACGACCAGTGCATTAAGGAAACATATAATTCAGTTTCATTTGACGATGCAATGAATGATGTTTCGTCACACGCATTTAGTGTCAAAAACTGCCCCAATCCAAATGATCCTCTTTTATTATTATTCAGAATAAAAACGAATGATGTTGACGTTCTGAACAGCATGGCTGAAATAATTAATTCTCGTTTACAGGGCAAGTTGCTGCCACAATATAATCACGAATTTGGCGGGAAAAATATTTGCGCTGAACCCATTCAAGCGTTTGCGGGTAAGGTGGTTATCATTATTGAAAAAAATGCACTCTTGTATCAGCCGGGTGCTGAAAAATTATATGAAATTACGAATCTTACAAGTAACGCATTTTTAAGAATATTAAAAAATTTTGACGTTATTAATAGTCCAGACATTCAAGAACTGACAACGTTTAATAAACAGTACATGACGATTGTTATTCCGGATTATTCAATGTCGGTAGAAAATTATGATCCAATGCCGCCATCTTTGACAGGATGTCAGCTTATGGCTATGTCATTTCAACTTTTGCGGGACGGGAATTTGGCTGTGTATAACGATTGGTTTGAAGCCGGTCCAAGTAAAAGTGCATTTTTATTAAAACCTGCCGATTTGATGTTTACGCCCCAAACAATTCCTACACCAACACCACAAAATCCCCAACTTTCTTTTGCAAGCCGACCCCTTAAATCCGACATGTATAATTTTACCATTTAATTGTTTCAATTTTAAATTTTCCATCCATTTATTTTATTTTATTTTTTATTTTATTTAAATTTTATTTTAATATAAAATTGAAATAAAGTATAATTTTATAATTATTATTACTTGTGTCTGTTCCAATCAATGAATGCAGAAGAGGAAACAAATGAAACAAATGAAACAAATGAAACAATGAAATCAAAATCCAAAAAAAATATAAAAATAAAACCCAAACCTCCAATTATTCGAGAAAATACAATGATGTTACCAATTATAAATCTAATTGAAGATAACCTTGATATTTTAAAAGAAATGCTGTCCAAAGAGTTGCTCGAAGAATTGGCGCGCGAATATGATTACAATAAGGAAATGGAAAACAACAAGGAAAACAGGGAAAAAAATGTGTATGATTTTATAGATGCATATCGCAAAGTTATAAAAAAGAAATGGAATATGGAAACAAATTATAAGGATTATCGGCTTTTACATAAAATCGCATCATCTAATCCTGAAAATGTAAAGATTGTTTGGGGGGGGTGTTTGCAAAGTTTAAAACGGCTTCCGAGCGAGTCGGTGGGGCACATTGTCACTTCGCCGCCCTATTATAATGCGCGCGATTATTCAATCTGGGCAAATCTGAAAGCATATTTAGATGACATGCGCGAAATCATCACCGAATGTTATCGCGTGTTGGATAATCACAGAGTATTCGTGTTCAACGTTAGCGACGTGGTTGATAATGATAAAATGGATAAAATAAATGCATTCGGTAACAGGAAAATTCCGCTTCCGGCGTATTTCATAGTGATGTTTGAAGAATGCGGATTCACGTTTGTGGACGATGTTATTTGGGATAAAGGCGAAGTTCAAAGTTCGAGACATAAAAACGGGAACAAGCCGTTTCCATTCTTTCAGTATTCGTGCAATTGTTATGAACACATTCTCATCTTTCATAAACACCGGTTAGAAAAGGATGTTAAATATCCGTGCAATGATTGCGGCAGTTTAATTGTAAAGAGCAACAGCTACACATCGAAAGGGTTGCGTTCGTGGGAGTGCAAAAATCCGAAATGCGAAAGAAGTGAATCAGACAGGGGTAAGCGCTTCTCGTTAAAAACCATAATGACGCAAAATCCGTTTCGACAAGCTGAAAATGTAATACCGAAGGAACTGGTGCAGGAATGGCGACGAGATATTCATAAATTATCACCCGTAATAAAAATAAATAATAAAAAAGAAAATAAGTTGGGGCACACTGCGCCGTTTCCAATGGATATACCGCGTATGAGCACTTATTATTATAGTTATCGCGGAGACATTGTTCTGGATGTATTTGCCGGAAGTTTTACTAGCGCCATTGCTGCACAAAAATTGGGACGAATCGGCGTTGGGTTTGAACTCCGAAAAGATTTATTTCGCGATTGTATTATAAATAATCTAACAAGTCACGGTTGCACATTTGAAGAGATTGAAGAGATGGATTGATTATTCGCATTCGCATTATTCCCAATCATGTTCATCCAATTCATAATCATGTTCATTCACTTTCTTTTTCATATAAGCCCAATATTCATCTATTGTGAAATGTTGCTGCTGCATATTTCCTAATTTTTTCCCCCAAAATAAATTTTGAGGTCTTCTTGCTGTTATAATGTATCCGCGCGTTTTGTCGTAGTACATTTTTTTGTAATATACGGCTTCTTCGTGACAAATTTGAATGACATTTGGATCATCGTCGTCTTTACCTATAGCAAAATCGTCAATTGATAATTCTTGATCTGTGAGTGGACATATTAAAACTTTTTTCCCATCTTTTTTTGTTTTTAAACATTTGCGCATTACATGCGAACCATAAAGACAGCCGTCATCATATTGAATTCCCTTTAAATAAATTTCAAGTTTGTTTATACATTCATCTAATAATGGTCTTGGTATATATTTCTCAATTCCATTAGAGTGACACAAATAGTATATCATTTTTGCATCAATTTGTGTAGCAACCTCTTCATTTGCATAGTCATGAAAACAATTAAATAATTGAGATTCTATACCGGATTTGATTTTTTTGTTTTCTTGACTTCCTCCGGAAATGTCTACATAGTATTGACCATGCCATTTATTATTACCTAATGTAATGAAATCATTTGTGTCTTTCTTTTTGTAATCGGGGTTCCTTTTTGCTGGAAACCAATTGTTTTTTTCTATTTCTGGTTGTAATCTTGCAAAACATTCTGAAGCATATGAAGAACCCGAGTCACCACCGATTGACCCAATTGATATAATGGATGACACAACTTGGTCTCCGCCGATATTTGCTATTAAATATTTTGAAAAATCATCAGTTTTTTCTTTCAAATCAAAATAATCTTCATTTTGCAAAAGAACTACAATTCCGTTAGTACAAGTGCTTAATTTTGTCACATCATTTAAATTGTTTTCCATTACTTCTTTATATGATATTGTGCAACGCCCAACACAAGCAGTTCTTTGGTTAGGTAATATTGAAGCAGTTCCACATTTACTATTATTATTTTTTATTTTTGTTGATATATTATTAGGTAAGTGCGCTGTTTTCTCTTCTGATTTAAAAATCGATAATATTTTTTTTATATCATCGCAATGTGTTGTTTGTAATTTTGGTTGAGGTGGATCTTGATTCTCTTGAATTTTAGGTTTAATTTTTATGTATTTCTTCTGTTTCTTATTTAATACTTGTTCTTGTTCTTGTTCTTGTTCTTGTTCTTGTTCTTGTTCTTGTTCTTGTTCTTGTTCTTGTTCTTGTTCTTGTTCTTGTTCTTGTTCTTGTTCTGGTTGTTCTTCGACTGCTTCCTCAAAACTCATTTAAAGCGTTTGGTTTGCGTCTTGTTTGTTTATAATTTCATGAATATTATAAACAAAATTCAATTTTATAAATAATTTTAAATAATATTATTTATATATAATAAGGCGTATATATAATACAAAAAACGAATGACTGATAACAAAGAACAGCGTGCATTAGAAATATTGAAAAAATCTCAGAAAGAAATAGAAGTCAAACAGGGTGAAAAACTGGTAAGTAATCCCACCGTTAAAGAAATTGTGTCAATTGTTGAACAGTTTTTAGTAACAAAAAAATTAATTTGTTATGGAGGGACAGCAATAAATAATATTCTTCCGAAGAAGGATCAATTTTATGACACATCTCGAGAGATTCCTGATTATGATTTTTTTTCGCCGAATTCGTTAGAAGATGCAAAGGAGCTTGCCGATATATTTTACAGGAAGGGATTTAGCGATGTTGAGGCAAAATCTGGCATGCACACGGGAACATATAAAGTGTTTGTGAATTTTATAGGTGTTGCAGACATAACATTTATCGAACCAGAGCTATTTAAGAGTTTAATGCGAGAGGCGATTGAACGCAATGGAATATTGTATGCGCCGGTAAATTTTTTAAGAATGTCCATGTATTTAGAGCTCTCTCGCCCGGACGGTGATGTCACGCGTTGGGAAAAGGTATACAGTCGGTTGATGCGTTTCAATAAAAATTATCCGTTGAAAGGGGAAAATTGTTTGAAGAATTCAAAAGAATCGGCAATGTCGCCAACAAAAAAAGAAATAGAATTGTTTGATTTGATACGCGACGAAGCAATTGATGAAAAACTTGTTTTTTTCGGAGGATACGCGTGTTCTTTATTTTCAGAACATTTGAAAAAGGCAGAGCGTCCCGTCTTGTATTCAAGCATGCCGTCTTTTGATTTATTGTCCGAACACGCAGACAAGTCTGCCGATAAAATAAAGCGTGTGATTGAAAAAACAGGCGATTTTAAAAGCGTGATTGTAGAGAAACGCGAGGAGTTTGGAGAGCACGTTAGTTCGCACTATGAAATAATTGTTGATGGCAGAACTGTTGCGTTCGTGTATGAACCGTCGCCCGGTGCGTGTCATAATTATAACGTGGTTAAAATAAGTGGCAAAGATGTTTGCATTGCAACGACGGACACCATACTCAGCTTTTATTTAATGTTTCTTTATATTAATAGACCTTATTATGATAGAGACCGCCTTCTTTGCATGAGTCAGTATATTTATGATTTACAGTATGCTAAATTAACTAAAAATGAAGGCATATTCAAGCGATTTTCGAATCCGTGCATCGGTAAGCAGGTTACGCTTAAAGACATTAAAGATGCGAAATCTCACATGTTTGAAAAGTTAAAGGGTAAAAAGGATTCGCGAGAATACGAAGAATGGTTTTTAAATTATAATCCAATTGAAAAACAAAAATATAAAGCATTAAAGGGAAAAGCTGCGGAAAATTTTAATGAAAAGCTTAAAAATATTGATAAATTTTCACCGTCGTATTCAAAACGCAATACTCCAAAAAAATCATTCAAACATTCACCAACGCCAATGTCAACCAAAACAACACCCACCACAAGACGACGTTCCACATTGCACGGATTGCATGGACGTAAAAAAACAAGAAATGCAACTACTACTCATAAAATAACACCTCACCATAAACGTAAACGCAACCATTAACTAACTAAAATTACTAAAATTAATTAATTATTAACTGTGTATCCGAAAGATTCTTTCTGTTCTTCTTGTTCTTCCATTTTGCGTTTGGTTTTCACATTGTAACAGCTTCTACACAGAGGCACATAGATGTCGGTGCCAATTACAAGCTGTTCTTTGTCATGCGTATTTCTAAATGTAAACGGGGCAATTGTTCCATCTTTGCACTGACTGCAAAGCGCGTGTATTTTTGTCAGCTTATCACAAATTGGAATGAGCTCTAATAAGTTTCCAATTTTCTCTCGTTTAAAGTCTCCATCTAAACCGCAGATGTATACTTTTTTTCTTCTTTCTTCCACCATTTCAATTACAAAGGACACAATATCTTGGAAAAACTGACCTTCATTCACCAATATCACATCGCTATTGTGGATTTCATCGCCGTGCGAGTTCATGATTTCAGTCATTGAAAATCCCATTATGCATGGAATCATTTCTTTATCGTGTGTTGACATCATGGATTCCGAATATCGATCATCCGCTTCATAATTTATTACACAAATTCTGGATTGGCAGAATGCATATTGTCTATATATTTTTAAAATGGCTGATGTTTTTCCAGACCACATTGGTCCTAAAATGAGTTCCAAATAACCCGCAGTTTTTGACATTGTTTCTGAGCGCGCTTGCATATTTATTTTATATTATACGAAATTCAATTTATTTATAATTAAAACGTAAAACATAATAAACATTAATATTAATATTTTTTAACTATACTATAACTAAAATTAAATATGATTGTTTCTAATGTTTCTAATGTTTCTAATACTGATAACAAAGAATATAAAGATAAGAAAAATGGTCATGAAGAACACGAAGAACACGAAGAACATGATTTTGATGTAGTGCATAATTCAACCCCGTGGGTTGAAAAATATAGACCTACGCATTTTGATGAAATTGTTCTTGATGAAATAAATAAAAAGTTACTTTTGTCCATCATTGAAAATAATTATTTTCCTAATTTATTATTGTACGGTCCTCCTGGCACCGGCAAAACAACCACCATTATCAATTTGGTAAATGCATATCAAGAAAAATATAACCAAAAAAACAAGGGTCTCATGATTCATTTGAATGCTTCAGACGAAAGGGGCATTGACATTATTCGAAATCAGATTAATGGTTTCGTGACGTCCAAGTCAATGTTTGGCGAAGGCATGAAATTTGTAATATTAGACGAGGTTGATTATATGACAAAGAATGCACAAACGGCGCTTCGTTATTTATTAAATAATTATAACAATCTTGTTAATGTGCGTTTTTGTTTAATTTGTAATTACATTAGTAGAATCGATGAAGCATTACAAACTGAATTTGTGCGAATGCGCTTTAACCAATTACCTGAACTAAACATTCTTTCCTTTTTAAAGAAAATTAATATTTGTGAAAATTTGAATGTTGACGATACTATTTTAATATCCATTCAGCGCCATTTTAATTCTGACATTAGAAGCATGATCAACTACATGCAGTCAAATCAACATCTTCTTCACGACTGTCATGTAATTACAAATGCCGTGTGGGAAAATCTAACCCTGTTATTAAAGTCGCGAGCAAAAACATCTATAATTATTGATAAAATAAATGAGATAAGCATATATTATAATATTGAGCGTAAAAATATTATCAAAAATTATTTGAATTATATTATACGAAATCATCCAAAATATATAAATTCAAATTTATTAAACTTTATTGAACACATAATGCACATACAGGAGTGTAAAACAGAATATTTGCTTCAATATTTTGTTCTTAAAATAATGACACTGTTAGAGAAATAAGGGAATGGACAAAAAATCCTCTAGGAATTCCGGTAATCGTAGATAAAAAAGGGGTCTCCTGTAATTTTTTGCAAAATGTGGGCTGTATATGTGCGAATCGTTGCATCCGCCTCGTAATATTTCCAGTACAAATCTTGCAATCGTAACTCTTCTAAATCATGCGGTTTATTCCCAATGCGGATTATATTCGTAAATTTAGACAGCGTGCAATGGTATTCGCATTGGGGTAAAATATTTTCAACAAATGTTGCTTTGCACCTACGCAAACAATCACCGGGGGAAGAAGAATATGAATTTACACGTTCAAGTAGATACGTTTTTCCAGGTTCAAGGTCGTTTACAAGAACTTGATGAAGTGGTTTCATGTAATGGTGATAAGGTAATAACTAATGTAATTATAAAATATAATATATTAAGTTTAATTCATTTTTATAATTACATTAATTATTTTGTATTAAATAATAATAAAGAGTATTTGTAACATTTTATTAAATAAAACATTACAAATAATAAATAAAATAACATGAATGCAAGTGCAACAAGCGAATTTACGAGTAATGAGAATAAGGGTTTATTGTGGAGCGCTTTACATGGTGCGGGTAAATTTAACGGCATTCCGGAAACGGCGTTGAACAAGGTTCAGGTTATGTTTGAAAAAACACTGCGGGAAATGGACGAATCTTTTCATATAATGAATCAATCCGTTGATTTGAATGTAATGAATAAGGAAGCCATATACACCGTTTGTAAAAGATTAGAACATTTGCTGAACGTGAACGATGAAAATGCAAGAATGGGTGGCGGCGGCGAAGTGCGAGAAAAAGAGATTCTTAAGAAGCAGCAGCAAATTCCACAACTCGAAACAATTTATCGGGCAGAAGACATTCAAAAAGAACGCCAGTCTGCATTTAACATGGAACTAAAAAAAAAGGAAGAAGAAATGTCATCGATTATAAAATTAAAAAAACCAGATGAAATCAAGTTTTCAGATGATGCCTATGACAAACCGATAGGAGATGATATGGAACGCTTATTGGCGGAAACATTAGCATCAAGAGAACGAGAATTAGAACAGTTGAATTATTCAACTGGAAAAGAAGATAAGGGCATGGCAGAAAAATGGATTAATCCAAATTCGAGTTCAAAATCGAATGTTACTGCGGTAAAACGAGTAAGTTTTAATGACAATGTTACCTTATCTACGGCGACAGTCTCATCTACAGATGGTGGCGACAAAGACAAAGTTGACATTAATACTCTGTTTAATAAATTCAAAAAAATAAATTCATCGACGAATCCACTTCCTCCACAACAACCACAACAACCACAACAATCACAACAACCACAACAACCGCAACAACCACAACAACCACAACAACCGCAACAACCACAACAAAAATTAAATTTAGACGATGATCCGAATGATCCGAATATTGTTATAAAAATGTCAGATATAACTTTTATTAAAAATAGTTTAGTTGATCTTTCAATGAAAATAAATTATATTTATGACAAATTGTCAATATAATAGGACCCACCCATGACAATGCATTTATTCCATAGGAATAGAACATCGAATAGAACCATCTACAGAAGCCGGTTGCTTTGTTGCTTTCGTTTTAGGAGCAAGCGACTTTAACGTGGATTGTCTTTTTTCGCACCGCTTAAGAGTGAATTTTTTCACAGATGTTGGACAATAAACAAGACAAGGAATTGATTTTATAGTTCCTGTAACTTTATCATAAATTACTTCTTTTGTTTTAAACAGTTTTTTCTGATCTAGACTAGAAGCTAAAAAATCGCACAGAGTTATTTTATCCTTACCGCATAATTTGTTTTCAGCTGCATATGTTTCAATAAATGCATTCATTTTTTTTGTTTTCACTGTTTTATCCAATTTTACCCATTGATCCTCTTTATTTTGCGTTCTTTCTTTCTCTAGGAAATCATCAATATTTGAATTGTGTTTTGTAACTTGTTTGGGACTCGTTTTTTTCAACAGCATGGATTTATATTTAATATTTCTAAGTTCAACACAATCGCTGTCACCGACGTTGTTATTCTGTTCATTATTCTGCTGCTCATCATTCTCCTGTTGTTCGTTTGTGGAATTTTCAGAATTCATTCTTGTTAAAGACTTGTTAATATATTTATAAAATAGAGTTTAAATCTATTTTATATATACTATTTTAGCATAGTTTTAAGCATAGATAAATTGGATCGAGTTAATTGAAAAAGTGCAAGGGTGAAGAGGACGGTGATAAGCTGCCAACACACATGGAATAAGAAAGACGCGAAACGAAATATGCTAAGAAATAGGTAAAGCATCCCATAAATAATCCAACCAATAATTCAAAACTGAATTTCTTAGTTAATAGGCTATAAATGGAGAACAGTGTTATAAAAACAAATGCAACATAAAAGAAAATAGAAAATCCATAATAGTACAAGCAATACTCGCGAGTAAGGGGACCAAATAGTGAGTTGAACATATTCATTATTGTCTATTATATATTAACAAAGATATAATAATTTTTATTAATATTAAATAATATAAATGACGTTGTTAAACAATGGTAATAATGACAATAATGACAATAATGACAATAATGACAATGAATTTCCTAAACTGATAGAATTAAAAAATATAAATATAGTTGGTAGAAGGAGTATTAACAGTATTGGTTCTTGTTCTGGTTCTCCTTTAAAACGCGCTGCATCTGAACATTGGGATTTCCCCGAACATTGTTTTACGTATTCTCATCAATTTAATGTCATATCAAGATTATATCTTAATGCAGAAGATGACGGCATTGATAATCGTTTAATAATTATAAAAGAATTACTAAAAAAAATATCTGGATATAAAAGACAAGATATTGATAAAACTCTATATAATAAACATTTATTCATATCTCTCGAACAATTGACGGAAAAATTGTTATGTTCTAAACTAAAATGTTTTTATTGTAAAATGGCGTGCGAACTTATTTATAAAACGGTTTTATCTAGGCGCCAATGGACGCTCGACAGGATTGATAATGATTTGGGACACAATGCAGATAATGTTGTCATTTGTTGCTTGGATTGCAATATTAAAAGGGGGACTATGGACAGCGGTCGTTTTAAATACGGAAAACAGTTGACATTTACAAAAGTTGAATAATAATCTTTTATTATTTATTTAATTTAAATGAAAACGATAAAAAGGATATAAACCATATGCACATAATCAATGTAACAGTAGCAAGTAAACAAAAAGCAAATAACGCAATGAATGCAGCCGCCGCAATATCAACGTCAACGTTGTCAGTAGAATGTAATACAAATACAAATACAAATACAAATACTACATCATATACCACTCAAAATAATCTACTTTTGACCAATTTATTAAAATTTTATAATCAGGGAAATAATTTGGATATGATGCTTAAAATAATTAATGGTCATTCTAAAATATCTCTCCGAATTATTGATTGGTTTGCAACAAACTTTGCTAAGAAATTTTATACGGTTTATTCCATATCTAATTCAACTCCGATTCGAAGATTTAAAGTGTATGTTGACTATAAATTAAAACTAAAAGCTTATTCTAAAAAACGGTTTGATCCATTTTGTCGTTGGGACAGGATTACAATTCCATATAAAGATGGCACGTTTATTCAGACCACCATCGGACAATTGAATTTTTTTAAATGGGCAATTGAAAATGATGTTGTTCGTTACATTGAAGAGAATTATCAGTTTATCGAAGATGACATGAACTCTCGAAATAGCACATCAAAGCGATCGTCGTCATCATCGTCATCGTCGGCTTCTTTAGAAGAAGATGACATTGGTTTGAATAGTAATAAAACTGATTCTAAAACTGATTCTAAAACTGATTCTAAAACTGATAAAAATAAAACTCGCAAAAAGCGCGAAGAATTATCAATATCTGCGACAAAGAGTATTAAAAAGGAAAAGGTTGAAATTGTTGTTAGTTTTGAATAAAATCATAAAATCAAGGTACAAACAACCACCAATAATGTATAAAATATGTATAAAATAAATTAACAAGAATAAAATATAAATGGTATAAATGGGTTTTGTTATTGTCTATTAATACTAATTAAATACTACTAATTAATATTAATATGGGGGCGAGTAATTCCAAAATTAAAATAAATTATGAAGACGTGCAGGCGGCGTGCAAGCATTCTTTTAACCGCGACATAAATAATCATGATAATAAATATGCAATCATAAATACACTTGACAAATCGTGTCAAACGTGTTTAATTCCCAATACGATTCCAATTAACGAAGAAGAAGAAATAGTAAATAATATTATTAAAAATTCGAGAGATAAGACTAGAATAATCATATATGGGTTAAATTCAAATGACGAAAGTGTGCATATAAAATACGAACAACTTGTCAAGTTTGGGATAAAAAATGTTTATATTTATTGCGGAGGAATGTTTGAATGGTTATTACTTCAAGACGTCTACGGACATGATTTATTTCCAACAACATTGAGAGAATTAGATATATTAAAATACAAACCCCGAAAAATTCTTGATATTTTATGTATCAAAATGTAAAAAGGACGCCTGACCGAATCTTACTAGGTGATCTTCTTGGTTTTTAAAGTATTCTCGATCTTCTTTATAAGATGGTTGGTGGTACGGGCGGAAGCGATCTTCTATTTTTTCTCGGACTTCTCCGTCGATATAAGTTTTCGAATCATGCATGACTCCTACGATTTTGGAAGCTCGAATTCCACTTATGTATTTGTGAATGTCGCTGCTGTAATCGTATGAAGTATTTTCAACATTTGCATTTAAAATAAGTGTTGGAATTGTATTTGTAGACGTTGTTAACCATTTATTGTGGTAATTATTGCATTGTTCTAAATAATCAACCTGAATATTCTTCTCTCCTGGTCTATTTCTTTTTTCGATTCTTTTCATGCACACTTCTGAAGATGCTTTGAAGTAGATGATGCAAGATGGTTCAACTTCTTTTGCAAACTCGTCAAACCATCTTGTATAAATGGAATACTCGTCTAGCTCTATTTTGTTTGTATCAAAAAGCATTTTTGCAAAAACGTGCGCGTCGGTTATGAGACAGCGCTCTGTAACGATCAATTTAACCTTTGGATTTTTCAATGCCTGACGAAGTTTATGCAGTCTGGAAATGTATGCCATCATTTGAAATCGAAACGAAAACTGTTTAAGATCTCTATATAAGTTAGTTAGAATTGGAACGCCGTTCTTATCTTTTATGCTTTCCCATTCACTTGTTGGTTCATCTACAAATATAACAGAATCGTGATTATTTTTATTTACTTTTAAGAAATATTCTTCAAGTTGCAGTTTGCCCGACGTTTTCCCTGACCCAATATTTCCTTCGATTGATGCAATTATGATGGGCGCGGATGATGATAATAATGACGATGATGACGAGGAACCCATGGTTTGTTTGTTTGATTAAACAAGTATAATTGTTGGAGTATTGTGATATGTGAATTATTATTTCAATTTTTATGAAAAATAGGTAAAATGTAAAAGGTGAAAATGTTTATTGTTTGATTGTATCCCATTTTTATAAAAATTGATTATGATAAACATCTAAAAATAACGGTTATATATATATATACGAAAAATCAATCAAATGGTTAAATCAAAAAAATCAAAAGCAACTCAGACCCCATTATCAATGTTGGATATTAACAAAATATTGAATACACAACGACTCTCTTACGACGATGCCGAGGATGCCGAGGATGCCGACGACGATGCCGACGACGATGCCGAGGATGCCGACGAAGCCGAAGAAGAATGCAATGAATTTGAATTAACCGATGCTGATATGGGATTGTTACACGAAGAATCAATAACGTTGATTGACGAATTTATAAAAACGAATCCGTTATTGGTGAGCAATATTGATTTTGAAAATATGATATACGAATACGTGCATTCAATGTTGTATTTTTCCGTAAAAAATATGACGGGTCTTGATATTAATGAAGATTGTGGCGATTGTGGCGATTGTGGCGATTGTGGCGATGCTGGTGACTCTGGCTCTGATTCTGACAATGATTCTAATCATTCCGTTTTATTGTCTCAGATTGATGAAATAATATATGTAACAATTTCCGATTATTTTAAATTTATTAGACCACGTCGAGCATATGATTGTTCTTTTATACGAAAACAACCAAACATTGATAAAATGAAAACAAAAATACAATTTTTAGAGTCGCTTTATCAGCCAGAACAAAAAACAGACATGTGGTACATTCATCGTCACGGACTCGTTACCGCAAGTTCAGTGTGGAAAGTGTTTGGGAGTCAGTCTACAAAAAATCAATTAATATATGAAAAATGTATGCCGTTTGATCCGACAAAATATAGTCGAGTGAATATCGATTCTCCGTTGCATTGGGGGCAAAAGTATGAAATATTATCGAAACAGATATATGAGGAAATTAATTGCACACAAATTCAAGAGTTTGGGTGCATTAAGCATCCGAATCCAAATTATTATTTCATTGGAGCGTCACCCGATGGAATAAATGTGTTTCTGTCATCGTTATTGTATGGGCGCATGCTTGAAATAAAGAATGTAGTATCTCGAGAAATTACGGGCGTTCCGAAGGAAGATTATTGGATTCAAATGCAGGTTCAAATGGAGGTTTGCAATTTGCCGGAATGCGATTTCTTAGAAACTAAATTTAAAGAATATGATGACGAGGATGCATTTAATGCAGATTCTGGTGAAACAAACGACAATTCAAAGTGGAATTATAATATAGATGGAAAACGACGGGGGGTTATTGTACATTTTATGAAGGATGAAAAACCATTTTATCAATACGCTCCGCTGGATATTACTACCAAATCGGCATTTGATGCATGGTTTGAAGAAACTATAAATACATATGATACATTAACGTGGATCAAAAATATTTATTGGAGACTGGAAGTTTATAGCTGTGTTCTAGTGTTGAGGAATAAAGAATGGTTTAAAAATGCAGTCGTGAAAATCGAAGAACTATGGAAAATAATCGAAGCAGAAAAACAAACCGGCTTTGAACACAGAGCCCCGAAAAGAAATGTAAAAAAAGAACAGAGCGGACCCACATCATTGTTTACAGCCTTGTCAACCCCGTTGTCAATTTGTCATCTTGAGTTAAGTATTTGAACTACTTGCTATTTTAATTGTTTTAACGAAAGATAATACTCTTTCTTGTCAAGATACGATTTGTAGTGTTGAGGGTTTGATGATTCAATTTTTTTCGCGTATGCATCGGCAGTTTCAACATCGGACAAGTGTAGTTTTCGATAATTATGATCTTTATGATTATTGTTATATTTTCCCTCAAGATACATTATCGCCAACCAGAATATCGAATCTTCCGCGTATTTGCTGCCACTCTCGATCAATTGTTTGTAAAGTTCGATTGATCTTTCATAATTCTTTGTTCCCCATTCTCCCCTTCTCAAATCATTTGCATGAATGTATAACACATTTTCATTTCCAGGCAATGAACCGCAAACTTCCATCATAGCATTGTGACCTTCGCGCCAGAGTGCTGTTGCCTTTTCTTTCAAAGCTTCGGCTTGTTTGAACATTTCGTTGGATATTCTACGTGTCTCATTTGATTCATTTATAAGCAGTTCTGCTGCATCGAAATTTGCACGCACGCCTGCATCTGCAGCGGCAACTGCATCGCTAACACCCCTTCTTCGATACTCATATGGTGACGACATTTCGTTTCGTATTACTGCTTGTGAAAATGTTATATATATAAATAAAGTTTCAATTTATAATTTAATTATATTGAAAAATTTAACAATTATTTCCATAAATATCTGAAATATCTGAAGGAGCATTTTCGTCGTAAGCATAAACATTCACACGCGTTTCTTTGGATGAAAACGGAATGCTGGGGGGGAATGGAGAAACATTTATTTGTTTATTATCATATAGTGTTCCGCACATGTTGGCGGGACTGCACGTTCCGTCGTTGGGTGTTGCCCAATACCTAACATTGTTTGTTGTTTGAACATAACTGCTTGGAAAGGTGGGATAGTATAAAGACATTGATTTACTGTCTAAATCCGATAACCCTGGATTTTTTTGAAGTGGGTAGTCTCCTTGTAATAACGGTTTAGTTACACTGTTTGGAAATGATCCCGGTTGAAGAATATGAGATATAAAATTCTCTCTAACCGGTGTGAAAAAAAATGATCCGATCAGTGCAAATAATAATGCTAAAACTAAAAATAATATATTATCAAGTTTAGTTGCCATGTTTCTATTGATTGATGGATTGATTAAGTTATTATATATTATATATATTTTAAATAAATATATATAATAATTTATTCACATTTTTCATTTATTTTTCATTTAATTTTCATTTATTTTTCATTTTTTATTTTAATAACGGCTCTTTGTTTGATGCATTTATTATCCACTTGAAAAGATGGAATATCTTTTGTCTGTGGAACGATTGATAAAACACATTTTGCTTTATGACCATATAGCGGCTCGGTACACCCTTTTTCTTTATTTTTTGTAAAATTAAATATTTTAGGAGCATCTGTTTTAGTGCATCTAGATCTAAAGTGTTCATATCTCTCGCGCACGTCGCAATATGATAATCCAGAAGTTTTACCAAGTCGTTTATTTACAATTTCGTGAAGGCGGTAAATGTATTTAGAAAAGGTTTCTCTAGATTTTAGGTGACATTCGCGAATCGGATTAGCTTTTAAATTATTAGTTAAATTTATTCTACAATATTTACAAGGTAAAACGTATTTCAATTGACATATAAAATCAGAATAATGTTTTTTATCTTCTACTGTCGGGTTTACAGGATAATTAAAACTCATTGTGTGTAAAAAATGCCACATTGTAGGACCCCATACCGATGTTAACATGCCATCACCACTATTATAATCATTTTTTGTAAACACGTATGAAGAAGATGAATGTTTTTTTTTTGTTTTATTTTTAATATTTACATTTACAATCTTATTCTTACTATGATTATTGTTGTTTCTTATATTTCTTGTTTTATTAGTCATATTTAAAATTTAATATTAATACGAATACAGTAAAGTATATTAATATAATATAATATTAAATTTTTTGATAATAAAAAAATACGTACAACTTAAAAATATATAATATTTTATTTTATATATTATATATAAATAATGTCTATTTCCGCAAAATACGTAAAATCAACATTGGAGACAATGTATTCTAAGCGACACATTTTAGTTATGTTATTGGTTGCATGTTTGTTTATTTGGATTGGTGTATATGTATATAAAACATACGTCGGTTCATATTTGGGTTCAGCGATTGAGGGTTATGCAACCAATGCGGGCGCGGATGCTGCCCCTTCTACTGATAACCAGAAAACCGCAACCCTCTACATGTTTGGAACGAGTTGGTGCCCGCATTGTAAAACAGCTAAACCAGTTTGGGATGATTTTGTAAGTAAAAACCAGAATTTAAAGGTTGGTAATTATACTGTCAAATTTAATAATGTAGATTGTGGCGATGATTCTAATTCCGATTCAAAACAACTGGCGGACCAATTTGGCGTTAAGGGATATCCGACTTTTAAACTAGAAAGAGGGCAAAACGATATAGTAGACTTTGAAGCAAAACCGACGGAAGAAAATTTTAATAAACTTCTTCAATCATCTTTATTGCCAAATTAAGCATTAAGCAACACAATTATAATTTTACATTGACCCAACCGCTTTTCCAACCGATATTTTCGGTTTGGATTTAATTACAATTTTTTTCTTTTTAATTTCATCGGCATTGCTGCTGCTGCTGCTGTTTACATTTGCAGTTTTAGGTAACAATTCACCGATTATCGACACTTGTTTATCATTTAACTCAAATCGTTGACCAATTACGCGAACACGAATGGTATCTTTTTCGTTGACAGAATTAAAATATGAGTTGGATGAGTGGTGATCTCGAGATACATAAATAATAACAGGCGATTTTTTTTCATCTAAACTTGTAAATGCTCTTATTCCTGCCTGCGTAATATTTTTAGCAAAACAATTAATTTGCATACCTTCGACCGGACAACAAATGTCACACTCAAAAACGACTTCAAATTCAATGTATTTGCTTTTCAATGTTCCGCTTGAAAATTTTATAATATTTATAGAACCGGGTTTTACATATCCTTCTACAATACACTTTCCTTCCATTTTGGCGGAAATTGTATTTTTTATTGTTGTTTCAATGTTGGAACCAACTAGTATAAATGGGACAACAACCTTTTCACTTAGGATCGTTTTTAAATATAAATTGGTTTCGCTAGACGAGGAAGACGAAGACGAGGAAGACGAGGAAGACGAAGACGAAGACGAGTTTTTTTGCGACATACCTTCTATTATATTAATAATAATATATTCTCTATATTTTTTCAATTTTTTCATATTAAAAATATTTAATATATAATTAATATGAAATTATGAAATATAAAATATGTGTGAACTAAATAATTATATTTATTTTATAATGGAACTCTAACTTTTTTCAACATATATAATAATTTGGTGTGTGTTTGTTAATTATTTGATTGAAATTATGGCTTCAATAAGATTAAGATTCCATATTTTACCGTTTAGTTTTACTTCATTATAGTGTCTGAGAATAATTTCTTGTAATATGCAGTATGTTATTTGCGTGAGAGTCGTAGGAATATGAACTACATCTTTAAATTTAAAATTTAAAATATCCATAAGCGTTCGTTTCTTTGTTGGAGATGTGCTACACACGCTTCCGCGATTTTGATTTTCTTTTATTTTAAATACAACTCCATCTTTTATGACTTGTGTAAATCCCAAATATTGCGCAAAGTCGGTTTCATTCATTTTAAATTTTCTTTTTAATTTAATAAACTCGTCGCTCGTTAATTGGTCTTGATCAAACGGCATCCACGCATCAGTTTCGCGTTGTTTATAGTACATTGAAATACTTTTTGTTTTCACATTTTCTTTATTGCCATCAACAAATAAATACATGATGCCGTCATCATCTCGTGCAATAAATTGTTTAAAATATTTTAGTATATTTTTACAAGTAGACGAAGCAGCAGTAGAAGCATTTAAAAATGCAGAAGATGATGAAGCAAAAGCGGTTTCCTCCGACGCTACAGTTGCCTTCGATGCCTTGGAAGCATTCTTTTCTAAGTTATGCCAATTTAATATCAAAGAATTTACTTCGGCAAATGTTAGTCGGTCGATTATGTGCACGAAAATATACCAATGAATGTCATCTAGAGAAATTACTTTATCCATTATGCTTATCATTTCGTTACAGTAAATGTACCAAATTCTGTCTCTTGAAATCATAGGTATCGCATCTGCATTTATGGCAGGATCCTGAGCGTCTGCGATATCATTTTTTATTTTTTTACTGCTTGTCACATTTACTGCAATATTATATGTATATGACACGTTTATAATAATATTTTCAAAAATCTTATTTGCACTAATGGTGACAGCAGCAACATCAGCAGAAGAGGCAGCGCCGCTGGGTACAATAGTTTCCACATTTACCCTTATTTTATCCTGCTTAAAAGGAATGGGTGTGCTTCTTTCAAAAACGCTGATTCCTTGATCGTTTAATTCCATAGGTTGAAAAAGATAATAGTCTCCAATATTTATTAAATTTCCGTATTTGCCATAAATGTCAGTAATATATTCATTCTTATCATTTATCATTTGCGTGAGTGCAAAATTTATTTGAAGCAAAGAATACGATTTTATTCGATTTATAAAATGAATCAAGTCTGTTTTAGTATAAAAATGTTTCTCTTTAAATGCCCCTTTTATAATGTTAATTATATTTTCAACATTAATTAAAACAAACGACTCGTTAAATGAACCCAATTTCACATTTTGTTCTTTAATATTAGCACTAGGAATGCACGTATACTGACAACTTTTCATATAATCGCACGTTGGTGTGAATGGCTTGTCGCCTATTCTATAATTAATAACATTACCGGTAGATAGTATTAATTCTATTTCAGTATTTATATTTTTCTCTGTAAAGTCGCTTTGCTTTATATTTAAAATGCAGTCAACAGAAGATTCTTTTAAAACTCTGCTTACTACTCCCATTTTAACTGCTTTTATTTCTGAAAACCGATACATTGCCAAATCTGCTGATTCGACACCACTGTTTAAGATGCTTGCGTGTAGAAATATTTGAACATTTCTTTTATTAAAGGGCAATTTTTTATGGCTGCACGTTCTTACTCCTCGACCGATGATTTGTTCAATTGCGCTCATATTATACCACGGGTCCATTACGTGTATTTGACGGATGTTTTTCAAATCAACGCCTTCCGACCCTGATTTTGAAATAATAACAATTTTACATTTTGAACCGTCTATATTTTTATCTGATCGAAGCGCAGTGATTTCGGCATCATTATTGGGCGATAGTATTTGGTTTCCCGTAATTAAAGCATAATGCAATCCGTTTGATTTACTGCCGGCGCCAGACGAAAATAATGATTTTGATTGTGATTGCTTTGACGACGACTGTAACGATTTATCATTCTTATATCTTGAAAATCCCAATTCCTCTAATGCAAGCGCCATGGGAATAACCCCACTTTCAATGAAATAAGTGTATATTACCACGATTCCTTCGCAAAATTTACTTTTAGATGGAGCAATTTTATTATAATTTAAAACAATGTTATCGCATATTGATTTTATTTTTGAGCTGTACTCTCCTATGTGATCTATGGAAAAGATTCGATTCTTTGGATTTTTGTATTTATACTGACCTTTTTTTCTATTCATAATATTTAATAGTCCCTTTTCACCATAAGTATCTTCAAAATCTTCTTCAGACTCATTCCTATATGGATATGTCATGTTTAATATTTGTCTCAAAAAGATTAAATCGTGTATTTTATATGCCGAAAGGGCGTTATTGTCGTCTATATCTTGTTGTTCATCTTCATCGTATTCGCCTTTTTTAATTTCTTCCGGTCGCATTTCAGATCTCGATCCAGACAAAAGTTCATCTATTTTTTTATCATATATCTCGTTTTGATGTGTTCCGAGTTTAGTTAAATAAACGTCCACATGTTCCAGTCCCGGAATAGTTGTTTTTCCATCACACGTAACTCTGGGGTAACTTATTGTCCCTCTTGTTTTTTTTTTACCGCCGTCTTCCGTTTCTTGTGGTTGTATTTGTTTTAACGCATTTTCTTTTGAAAATTGTGACGGGAATATGCGATATGGAAATGTATAAGGATTTTCACCCCTAACATATGATATATAACCAATAGCCGCTTCTCGAAGCATATCCCTTCCAACTTGATTTCCTTCTCGAACTAAAAGATTATTGTCAGGACCGAATATGTTATTTGAAGATATTCGGGGTCGACGATCATTTATTCGCATTAAATTTAAAAGCCACACAATTTCTTTCGGATCATTAAACATTGGAGTTGCTGATAAAAATAACAAACGCAAATTATCGGCATATTTTACAAGCGTTAATAAATATGCAGCATCTTTATTGTTTGATTTTAAATTATGAACTTCATCAATGATAATCAATCTATTATTAAAATATTTTTGTAATCTTTTAATTCCTTGGCGAGTTATATTTATTTTGTCTTCTTCTTCCTCTTCCTCTCCCCCCTCTTCTTCCTCTTCTTCTTCCTCCTCTTCTTCCTCTTCTTCCTCCTCTTCTTCCCCTTCTTCCTCTTCTTCCTCTTCTTCCTCCTCTTCTTCCTCTTCTTCCTCCTCTTCTTCCTCTTCTTCCTCTTCTTCCTCTTCTTCGCCCTCTTCTTCACCTTCCTCTTCTTCGCCCTCTTCTTCGCCCTCTTCTTTGCCTTCCTCTTCTTCGCCCTCTTCTTCGCCCTCTTCTTCGCCCTTACCCTTACCCTTGCCCCTGCCTTTCTTCATACCCCTTTTTTTATTCCTACCAACCTTGTCTTTTTTTAACACTTCACTATTTCCATTAATTAGCATTCTTATTATTGATGAAAATTTTTGGTATCCAAAAAATAAATATGATTTTTTTATTATCTTGTCAATTTGTTTTTTAATCTTTAATTTTATTTTTTCTTCTTCTTCTACACTTCCAACTTCATCATCATACAAGTGTAAATTAATTTCTCTTAAATATTTATTACCGGTGCAACCGTCAATAGTCCATTTTCCAGACTCGTTTCGATGCAATTTACTAATATCAAATATTTCCTTCTTAAAATTGTTTTTTACATTCGAGTTGGAAATTACAATTATTTCCTGTTTAATTCCCATTTGATTTAGATAATCTCTCATATTCTCAGATATTCCAATTGCAGAACACGTTTTTCCCGAACCGAGACCATGATATAGAAGCAAACTATTATACGGCGTCTGAAATGACATGAAATTTTTTACAAAATATTGATGTTGTTGCAACTCATATGTTGCATTGCACATTTTATCAGCATGTTCAATCAATTCTTTATTTCTATATATTTTTTCAGTATTTCGTGTATCATAAAACTCCTTCTTTTCGGCAATTTTTACATTAAATTTAGAATCATTTAAATCTGGATAAAGAAAATCATTACTTGTTAATTTGATTTTTTTACCATTTTCTTCTTTTTCTTCTTTTTCTTCTTTTTCTTCTTTTTCTTCTTTTTCTTCTTTTTCTTCTTTTTCTTCTTTTTCTTCTTTTTCTTCTTTTTCTTCT